TCATATCGTTTCTTAAACACTTTCTCTTCAGCATCTACAGGGCGTTCTCCATCGGGAGTCGCATCTTCATCAGATGTGTCCTTTGAAACGGTAGCTGTATCGTCTGTTTCTTCCTTATCTAAATCTTTTTTATATTTATTTCTATAAGGTGTAGGCTCGAGAAGAGCCTCAGTTATTTGATCCTGCTCTTGGATCTCTTGGTTGTTTTCTTCCATTTTGTCTCCTTTGGGTGCTGTGGAAGAACAGGTCGCCCTTATTCTTTTTAACTGGGGCTATGACTAAGTAGTCATAGGTGGCCTGTCCATTGTTGCTGGTGACCCTAATCCACCTTGTGATGAAGTAGGGCTTTCTGGCATCGCTGATGCAGAAACTTGTTGGTTATTTTGAGTCATGTCGCCTATAAACTCTTTCATAGATCCTTCTACACTTTCTGAAGGGTATCTATTACTGATAACCGAAACTGGTATTACTATTACAGGTTCTTTCGGACCTTTATCTTGTACTGCAGATATGTCTACACCTTTTGATTGTAGTGCTCTTTTTACATCTGCTGTTAAATGCATATCTAATACAGCATCATCCATTGATACTGTTTGACCTTGAGCCATATTTTCTTGTGGCATATCACCTTGTGGGGGAGTTGCCATTGGGTCGTTCATCATTCCGTTTGCCATATTATTTACCTCTTATGCTTTTAAATTTTGATTGCAACGCACTTGCTGTTGATTTTGGTGTAAAACCAGGTGGTCCTTTAGCACCTGTTCCCTTTTTAACACCACTAGTAGATTCTGCAGGTTTTGTGTATGCTGCCCCTGCCTGATATCCTGAACCGGGTCCTCTAGTTCCTCTGATCTGTTCTGGTGTAGGATAAGATGATCCTGCTTGATATCCTGAACCGGGTCCTCTAGTTCCCCTAATATCTTCAGGTGTAGGTGGGGGAGTATCATCTCCACTATCCGACTCTTGTCCAGGATCTCCTATAAATACAGGATCTCCTCCACCTGTGCCTGAATCAGAATCAGACTTAGTTTCTTGTTTTGTTACAATATATTTACTTTCATCTTTTTTTATTTCATTAGCTATATCGTTAGGATTGTTAACTCCTGATTGTATAAGTTTGTTTACTTCTGATTGATCTAATCTTTTTCCATTAAAGAAATAAGAGTTTCCAAAAGTTTCAAATCCTTGATTTGTTAATTTATTAGGTTTAAATTTATTTTCAGATTTCATCATCTCATCAAATATTATGCCTACATCAGTAGATCCAAATATTTTCATATCTTCTTTTTTAATGTTCATATTTTCAAGATAATTTTTATAATAGCTGTTAGTATCTTGTAACCCAAAATAACCTGGTGTATTTGCTAATACATTACCTTCAGGAACTCCAGGATTCATGACTTTTGTTTTCATTACATCATGGACTACTCGAAGGTTTATGTAATCTTTTCCATCCTCACCTTTGACTAGCATGCCTGCTCTTTTTAGTTCTGATTCATCTATCATATTATCTGCAATGTCAATAGCACCTATGCCTGGCACAAACGCTTTTGCTAATTCTCCTAATGTGCTTTCATTAGGGTTACGATTGTATCGTACAAGATTATTTTCAGAATTATAGCTGCTAAAATCTATTTTGCCCTCATTCTTTAATTCAAAGAATGATTCTATAGATTCTTTATTATCTTTATATGGATCACGCTTTGGTAACTCAGACTCAGGGGTATCATTATCACCCTCTTGTGGATCTCTTACTACATCTATTCTTTCACAAGTAGAGCTGCCATCTTCTAAAACTACAAGACGATATCCTGCAGGGCATGGGTCTGTTGTGGCATCATCATCGTCATTATCATCTTGTTGATTATCACTTCCATATTGAAACTGAGGATCTGTAGATGAGAATGTAGATGTGTCTATAAAAGTTTGTGCTACATTTACATACGACCACTGTTGTGTTTCAGGGTCATACTGTAACTGCATATTATTACCTGAGTATTGTGATGACATTTATTTAAGCTGTTCCCTCATCCTCAGGAGTTCCTGTAGCGAAGCCGCTCTCCCCTGGAGTCGGTACACCTCCTGCTCCGATGTTGCCACCACCAGCCCCTGTAATATCATTTGGATTCGCTCCTGAAGGAGTTCCTCCACCAGCGGCCATTGTGGACTGTTGATTATTGCTTTCAGTTTGTTTGTTACCATTTGCCATCCCCATTATCTTTGCAAAGATCGCTGCTCTTTCAGGATCATTAATTAATTTTTCAGGTTCAATATCTAGAGACTTAGCAATCTCTGATAAGATAGAATGCCATCTTACAAAAGGAGCAAGATTCTGATTAGATGCAACTTGTAAGAATGTTAATAATCTTTGTGATCTAACTTCTTTTTGCATTAGAGATGATGTACCTCTAGCTTTTACATCTAAGTCTCCTTTTATTTCAGGCGAACTATCATTAAATTGCATATTCCATGCAAATAAACTTTCCCCTAAGGGTCTTAATAAGAAATCGTCAATATTTTTTATAACTGTTTTTATACTTAAAGCTGCAGCTCCCATTAACATAGACATACCTGCTGCAGTTCTTGTAGTGCTCTGCACTCCTGTTGTACCATGTGAATAAGAGGGAATACCTGTAGACTCATCTGCTAATTGTCTAAACTTATCAAACATCATTAAATTTTCTTGTGATGTATTGGGAAACTTAACACCATGTATAGCTTGTCCCGGCATACCGCTTTGCCTTCTAAATATTTTACCAGGAAATACTTTCATATCTTGACCTGGCACTAGCATTGTCTCATCTATGTCAAATACTAAATTACCTGCTAATGCTAGATTATCAATAGCCATTCTTGCATGACCATTCATAATTGTTTGCGAGTCATCCATGTTCTCAGGAATACCTACACCAAAAAATTGATAAGGGTTTATTTCATAAGGGCATATTAAGTATGGTATTCTATTTGGTGTAAACGGATTTAAAACTAATCTAATTATTTCTCCATTACATACCCACGCATTTACTTGTATTTCATCTAGTTCATCACTATCATCATCAAGTTCAATACCTGCTTCTCTAGCTAACTCTGTATCTAATGTGCCCCAATACTCTAGTATTTCATATCTATTTTTATTAAGTTCGTCTGTAGATTCTCTATCTTGTAAAGATGATTCGTATCCTCTTGGCTCATAAGAAGCCCCCATTGATAAAGAATTCTTTATTGCTTCTTTTCTAAAGTAAGGCCTGTTCATTAAATCTCTAACTTGAGATCTAGTATATATATGCCTTTGTATTACATAATCCGCATCTTCTATTCTAGTTGCGTCAGGATCAGGATAAAAATCCCAACAAGATACTGATTCAATTTTCGGAACTAACTTTACTCTTGGTGTATAATTATTAGCCCCTGTATCAGGATCTTTAACCCAACTATGTTTGGCTTGTTCATAAGTAAATGGACCTTTGATTATGCCTGTTCCTAATAAAGTAGATTCAAATAATGTATGCCTTAAAACTGAAACGGCACTAGACTCTTCTAGCTGATCGTGTATTAGTTTTTCCATACTAGCTGCAGACATTTCTGCAGGATTAATTTGAGGCTCGTTAGCACCATCTGTAGCAGGACCTTTTGTAAATTCAGCAGTTTCATATTCTTCTTTTAAACCACCTAGTATATCATTTACAACTTTACCTGGATCTAAGTCTTTACCATCACCAGGAAAACCATAAGGGCTTGAGTCTTGATTATTATCTTGCTTATGTTTTGAAACATGTGCATATTCAGATATACCTTCAGGCACAGATGTAGGCTGTATTCCTATTGGAAATTTTCCGCTAGAAAATAGTACTTCAATTAATTGACCATAGGCAGCTAATACTTTTGTTTTTGTTATCTTAACAAATATCTTTGACTTTTCAGTTTCTGTAAAAGCCATTTCATTACCATAGATACCTCTATAATTACGATAAGATCTTAACCATCTCTGCTCATCAAATTGACGGGCATTCTCTGAGTCAATAAATTTACTTCTAATATAACCTGCTAAATTAGATACATCAAAAGACTCTTTATTATCTAAAGAATCTTCATCATCTAATGATAGTATATCTGCAGGTTTTATAATTGCCATTTATTCGTTAAATGAGCCTTGTGTATATTTTTTTGATACGAAGCCTTCTAATCCTTCTTTGCCAGCCTTAGCTTCTGCAGCTCCTGATAGTTCGCCATGAGCATACTTTTTTAATAGTTGTGCACTTGGCTTTTCCTTTTTAGGTGCAGCGTCTGCAACATTAGAAACTTCTCCGTGTGTGTATTTTTTTAAAATATCCATATTACCTCCTAGTAATCTTTTTCATCAGCCATTGTAAAAAATGACTCTTGTACTTGCTTTTCGTTTTTGTTTGGGAAATCTTCTGTAGAAACATTTGGATCTGCTTCTGCATTTAAGTCAATAGTTTTCATTCTATCCGCTTTCTTTGGATAGTCTTGTGGAAGATCTCCTTGTTTGTATTTTGTTAATACTGGTTGTGGCATCTTATCCCTCCTTTATTTTATCTTTTAAATAATCTAATAACTTTGGATTATCTACAAAGATAGTTATCAAACCATTAGATAAAGATGTAGCTATAGTTTCTTCTACTTTATCTTCTAGTTCTATATTCCATTGATACACAATCGCATGTATCAATTCATGTAAAATAGTGTTAGCGTGAGATACACCTTTTTCATCTTTAGCGTAACCTATAACACCTTCTTTAGAAAAAAATTGACCTGATGCTTCGTTAGCACTAGCAACAGTTTGTTTCCATTCTTCTAAACTATAATTCTTATATCCTACTTTTATATTTTTCATGTGTATATTTTAAATATAGAATCTAAATACTTATTCCATTCTTCAGAAGTCCAACAAGATATAGCATAACTTTTTAATTTATTTTTTTGATTAAATTGCAACTGTACAGTATCATTTAAATACTTTTTTTTAGAATTAATAAAAGTCTCACAAGTTTCTAAATTATTAAATTTTATACTTCTATAATTATAGAACTCTAAATCTAAATTATCAACAAATGATAAAGCTAGTATAACAATATATTCCATTAATATCCAAAAATTCTATCTGCAGGTTTAAAGTTTTTTTCTTCTTTATAAAATCTATTTGCTTCATAACTATTTGGATGTAGTGACCGACTCATAACGCCATATCGTAACGCATCGTAAGCATGATCTTCAGCATGTGTGTCTACATCTTCAGGATTATTTCTATCAATAGGTAGCATTGGTAATGTCCTAATTAAATTAATACAATTAGAAAATACTTTTAAACCTGGCTGTCCTGTTCCTTGATCTAAAGATAATTTTCTATGCAATTCTAATTTTCCTGCCACTCTACTTTTAGGAGATCTATCTGAGGGTCTCCATTTACACCCTTCTCTAATCATGGTCTCTGCAATACTAGGACCAACATCTCCTCTCTTTGACCAAGTTGAGGAATCTAGTATTCCATATTTAATATACTCCCCTTGCTCTATCTCTAAAACTTTTCTAGCAAATATATCTGCTGTAATTTTTTTTGTGTACAATTCTCGATATACCCAAAAATTATTATCAAAGTCTACTGCAATCCACAAACAACATGCTGGGCTAGAATACCCCCAGTCGCATGTTCTAAACCTTAACCAGTTATTAGGTATCTCAAAAGGTTGCACTACATGGGTAGCTATATTAAATTCAGGAAATGAAGAGTTTTCAAATGCACTCCAATCTCCTTCTAAAAACTGTTTTTTCTGAACCTCAGGTAAAGATGATAACATAATTAGATAATCATCTGTCTGCATTAGATAGGGATTATCTTGTAGCTTTGCAGGTATAAATCTTCTAGTAATAGTTTTATTACCTACTATTGTATCTATGTTTACATCAAACGCAGTGTTAGGTTGTGCAGGGTCTACAAACATTTCTTTTACCCACTGTGATCCTACGTTTCCTGGATTGCCTGTTGCTCTCATGTATACAGGTATTTCAGGATCTACACTTCTTAGAGATGATCTTAAAAAGTTATATATCTCTGGTGTCGGATACTGAGGAAGTTCATCTATTCCAATCCAAGTATACGATTGACCTTGGTAACGAAGTACGTCAGTTAAGTTCTCTGCGTATCCAAACTCTATTCTAGCACCTGAAGGAAATCTCCATTCTTTCTCTTGTTCTCTCCATCTAGCACCGGGATATGCCTTTGAATATAATCTCTGAGAATGATTAATCATGTCTCTTAACTCAGGCATAGACCTTCTTAGTAGAAGTGCTCTATGTGCTTCTTTATGACAGTATCGCAATGGATCAATAAGCATGGCATAAGATTTACCACCACCTCTTGCCCCACCATAGAATACTTCTCTTTCTGGAGCTGCTAGAAACTGTGTTTGAGGTCCTTCATTAGGCCTAAACAATACATTATCTTCAACATAATCTTTAACTGTAGGAGGTAAAGATTTAACCTCATCTTCAACCATAACACTTGAAGACGAGCCTTGTAAAGCTTCATTCGCTTTAACAATTTTTTGTTTTCTTTTTTTTGCATTCTGTATAGTATCGTGGGCTTTTCTTATTTTAAGATCCTGTGCCTTTAACGATCTTTTAGCTGATTGTTTAGCTTTTACTTCTTTGCTAAAATATTTTTTTTCTTGTACTACTCCCTTTTTTCTTCCAAGGTTGGATTTTGGTTTTGGGGGTTCAATGTCTGACATCTTTTATTTAGTATCTTTCTTAGCCCTGTATGCGATATACTTCTCCCTGTTTTTCGTTCTAACCATTTTGCTACTTCTCTATATGAACAATTATCTAAATATTCTTTCGCTTCATCTAATGCATGCAGCTCTTCTAGAACAGGTTCTATGTAGTCTGTATTTTCTGATAACCTATACCCATAAGGGATTGTTCTAGCTTTGCGTTTTATTAGAGTCATCTTTTGGTGGTAGTATAAATATACCATGTGCAACTTGTGCATTAATATCTATTTTATCTTTTTTGACAATACCTATACGATCTAATATTTGTTTAGCTGCCTCCATTCTAATATTAACACCTGGGGTTTTTCCATCTTCATCCAAAGCGTCAATTATTCCTTGTACCGCTTTACCTGAATGAAGTGCTAAAGAATACTCTGCTCTACTTAGTATTTCTTCTTTTAAAGACTTTACAACTTGTAAATGATGATTAGGTGAATACCCAACTATCTCTCCTGCTTTTTTAGGATCTCCTTTTGCTTCTGTAAACAGCACATCTAAAAACTCTTGTTGTTTATCAGTTAGCTTCTTTGGTTCTTTTTTTACTAGTTCCATATCTTTTTTTAAACTCTTTTTTAACTGTTGTATACTTTGTGTCAGCTTCTAGCACTGCTCTTTCTTTTTTAGCATCTTGTGCCTTTGTATACATATCTTCTCTTAATTTATCTTCCTTACCTTTACTGTCTGATATTTTTAATATCTTAGGTGCAGCAACTTTTAATTTTATATAAGGTGCTCTGCAAGGTTCAAATCGTCTAGCAATAGGTAAGACTTTTTCAAACTCTTCGCCAGTTTTTCCATTTTCATAAACATAGAGAGGCATTATTTACAAATACACTCCCCATTACAATAATCACACATAATATTTTCTCCTTAACACTTCCATCTTTTTCTTGCTTGACGTAATCTTGAATTGGGGTCTTTTGCAGCTTTAGGGAATTTTTTCATTTGCCCTGCTGATCGTGCACAAAAAGATTTACGTCTCTTAGCAGATTTACTACCAGGTTTTACTTTGCCTGTTACTGCAGTTTTTAACTTAGACCCAGGGTTATCACGCTTATAGCGTTCAACCCCTGCTTTCGTCATTCCTGCCCCGGAACTAGTTTTTCTAAAATACTTTCTAGTTTTAGGGGGTTGTTTATCTTTTTTTCTTTCCGCCACTCTTAGCTTTTTTCTTGTCCATCTTCATCATCATTGGATTTTTCTTTCCGTTAACTTTTTTAGCTGTCTTCTTCATGCCTCTCATGATAATATACTCCTTATTAAATTTTTTCTTGTTTGTACTGTATGTTTATAGTATTCTTTATCCCAGTTCTTATAGTAACCTTTTTTCTTTAAGTTCTGAGATGCCTTTTCCAACTCTGCTAATCTTTGAATTAGTATCATTGAAAACTCGTTGTCAGTTTCGAAGTCATCGTCATACAAGAAATCAACCTCACCGCTTTGGTCATGGTGACTAGCCATTAGATAAATATCTTTAGGCATGTATGCATAATTAAATGCTTCTACGCTACTATCTAACTGCTCTGCTGATATGGACAAATCTGTACAACCAATCACAGCGATCTGATACTTGGTCTTTTTTATTTTATTGCACCACTGTACAGTTAGATTAAGTAAGTCCTCCTTACTCGAAACTTCTTCTACTTTAAAAGTATTTTTAATCCTACATCCTCTTGCATACGGACAAACAGGCATGTCGTTTACATCACTAATCTTTTCTACAAATTTTTTAGACCAGTTGATTATATCTTCTGATACTGTTGCCAATTATGAAAACTTTCTATATGATCTTGTCTTCTTTGCTAATCTCTTTGGTTGTTTACTAAACTGTTTACCTTTTGCTTTATCTTTTCTTTTTTTTGCAGTTGACCTGGCATACTCTGAAGATGACATAGCTTTGATTGCTTTTTCAGGTAAATATCTTTCACCTGTTTCACTAGACTTCTTTCCAGACTTGGTTCTCCATTTTTGCTTTCCCCAAGCTTTAAGACTTCTTTGACTTTTTGCTAGTGCCATGTTTTTTCTTTAGTGCAAGTTTTGCTTTCTTCGCTAGTCTTGCCTGTTCAGGTTTGCCTCCAAATTTACTTCTTTGTTCTATTACAGTTAGAATCTGTATTTTCCTAGCATAAGGTTTATTAATCTTTTTAACTTTGCGAATGGTCTTCTTTGCGTCAGCGACAGTTGCATATTTAATACTGACAGTGTCCTTCGGATTCTCATCAGTATATAATCTCCTACCACTACCTTTTGGCTTTTTTCCTGTTCCCTTTTTTGGATCCGCCATTCTTTTTAATAACTCCTCTAGCCATTAATACATCTTTCATAGTAACTTTACCATCACCTGACACATCAGGAAACTTCTTCTTCTTAACTTTCTTTTTAATCATTTGTATCCTCCGCCTGCTTTTTTATAAGCCTTTGCCAATGCTTGAGCCTTTCTGGCACTCCATTGTCCTGCACCAGTTCCATGAGAAGACTGTGCTTTAATTCTATTAAATATTTTTTTACGCATTCCAGGTTTTGTATAATTACCAGCTTTGTTTACAGTTGATTTACTTTTTGCCTTTGCCATAATACCTCTTGGAATTCTTTGCTAAAGTCTTAAGAGTTCTTGCCTGACCAGCATGAGATCTAGATGCTTTGGTCAAAGCTTTAGCTACTTTTTTTATTTTTCTTCTTGTTCTTTCTTCCACTATTTTTTTCTAACTGTTTGCTTTGCTCTTGCAAATGCTTTTGATGTAGGAGCACCCTTTGCGCCTCTCTTTCTCATCTTCTCTCCACGCTTTCGTTTTGCATGAATATTAGCATACAGACCTTTGCCTGGCATTAACCTACCATTTCTAGCTTAAGTTTACCCTCAGGGCTAAGATTTTCAAAAATTTGTTTTATTTCTTGCTCTATTTCGTTTTTATTATCATCATTCATAATACCTCTTAAGTCAAGTATTCTTCTGATATCTTGATTGTCATTACCTGATGCTACTTTTCTTGTTGCACCATTATTTCCCATCATTTTTTCTTTATTGCCTGCGGTTAACATTATGATCTCCTAAATTTTTTTCCTGCAGTTCTAGTTCTAGGATAAGAACGGTTATTTCTAGCACTGACTACAGATAAATTACTTTTTTTATTATTAAGGGCATTGCCGTCTTTGTGGTGTACATCTTTTCCATCACCTTTTTTAGCTTTGCCTGCCTTTACTGCCATGCGTCTTGCTTTGTTACGCATGTTTCTCTTTTTTCTACGCACAGGGGATTCTGTCTTAGACTCCTGTTTGTAATTTCTTACATAATTAGCTGAACTAGGCATATCTAGCTGTAGATTTTACACGCTTTTTATCAGCACGCATCTTTAAAGATGTAGATGCAGCTCTAGCGGTAGCCCCTTTGCCAATATTTTTCTTTTTTCCAGCTAATTTTTTATTATTTTTTCTTTTAAAAAGCATTTATGTTATATTCCTAGTCAGTTTTGTTATAAATTCGTAATCTTCTCTATTTGTTTCTCTAAATTTATGAGATTTCTTAACTATTCTGCTAATTTCTTTCTTTACTTTTGTCTTTGCCTCAGAATCTTGTACACCATAATACATAATACTCATCTGGACTATCTTTTCTTTTAGGTTATTCAACTTGCTATTTGTGTTTGTACCATATTTTGTTTTAATTTAAAATTCTCTGCTCTTAAAACTATCCTATCTTCAATAGCTTTCTCTAATTTGTTCATTACAAAGTTGGTCTGTTCTCTTAATGTCTTAATTTCTGACTTTAATACTTCTATTTCTTTTGTTGCTTGTTTTAGTTCGTTATATTCACTCATTTTTTTTCTATCCTCCACGAATTTTAAAGACACCAAAGGATACCAATAATCCATTGGGGTTGTTCATATAGCTGGAACTCGTTTTATAGTGGTGCGTTCCCCTCCCACAATGGATTTAATATACTATTAAGCGTATAGCCTAATGTTTAATGTTTTCACTGGCGTGTGTGCTATGTTGTCTTAATAGTATATGCGGTCATTATAGGGTCGTATGCAGATTTGTCAAGTAAAAAATAAATTATTTTTATATTGACAAAATGGCATACAGGTGTATAATGTAATTACCCCCTTAGGGGAGCCTTATATATACCTATATGTAACCGACAACACTATAAAGGGCAGCTGTGGTTTACACCCTATCTCAATATTTTAGCACTACCGTGTAATCATATATAGGGTAGCCCCCTAGGCACCCTGCACGGCAGTGCACCTATTGGTAACCCTATGTCTTTAAAGACTCTAAAGAGTACTTTTACTACGGTATGCAAAAAAAATTAAGTAATAAAATATTACAAAAAGTTATCCACAAAATAATCAAAAAAATAACTTGACAATCTCTAAATAGTTGATCTAGATTTAGTAATAAAATATTACTGTTCCAGCTCTAGGTGGTTTCCCCTGAAAATAATTTAGAGCATACAAAAATTTGTACCTTTGAAGCTAAAAAAATTATTATGAAATATATTAAATAGATATTTGGAAACTACTTTTAATAGACATAAAAAAACCCCCCTGAAATTAATCTAGGGGGGTTTTATAAATACTTATTATTTTTTGTTTACTGATTTTTTGTTTACTACTTTTGCATTTGGATTATTAAAAGTATCTTTATTTAATCCGTCATTTTCAGCATAAGCATTATCTAACTTATTAAAGAAGTTTAGCATTGTTGTTGTTAGTATTCGCATATCAGTAGGCAATTCAGAAATAACCATTGTTGTTTCTGTTTCGTCATCAGCATAAACAACTTTTTTTATCTGACTGATAAACTTATTACCTTGAACAAATAAAAAACTTGCCTTGTCTTTATCAGTAGTATCAGGATCAATACTTAAAATCTCACTAGAGATCTTTTGTAAATCCTTAACACCTACCGCAACAATTCCGCCGTTGTCATCAGGATCAACAAACTTTTTCGCTTCTTCATCAAGTTTATCAACATCAATATAGGTTTTACCAAGATCAGTAATAGTCTTACCTTTTCTCTTGCCTTGTAAACCGCCTTTGATAATTCCTAAGGAACTAGTCATTGATTTTCTAAATGCTTTTCTTTTAGTGTCTGAAATCTTTTTTAAATCCCCATCAATAAACTGAGTTAAAAATTTATCACTCATTTTATTAATTCTTGATTGTTTCATTACACCATTTTCAGAATATTTAGAAATCATCTCCTGAGTTATAATTCCTGACTCAATTATTGCGTCCTGAATTTTAGCGGTTCCTTTTAGAACTTCATTAGTTCCATTCTCAATCTGATCCAATCCTGATCTGATTGTTGTGAGATAATGCTCCTCAGGTTTCTGATATATTAATTTACTGAGATCATTATTATCTTTTGCTTTGGTTGTCATTTTTTACCTACCTTTTTAAATAGCAAGAAGTAGAGCACAATTTTTATTCCCTCATCAGTTCAAAAAATTTTGATACTTCGGTTAATTAAGATGATCCTATTACATATCAATAGGTAGATCAAATCGAATATATATTTATAACTGTTTTTCTAGATCAACAAAATTATATTTGTCAATGGGGTTATCATACTGAAAAAAAATAATTGTGGGGATAACTATGTTGCATTTTTGCAACAGTTTATACCAACTCTGACCAGGAATTGTTGCATTTTTGCAACAGGCCTTTTTTCAACACTTTTAAAAATATATTTAAAATTTTTTAAAAATTAAAAAA